CACCAAAGAGTGGTTACGAGACAAGACAATTTTATACATTAGGTGTAGGCCTAGACGGAAAAACAGTCTTAAATACTGCTGACACTACCACAGAACTAGATGCTAGTATAACTTCATACACTGCTCTTGAAAATAACAAACGTCCAGTAAGAACTGGTTATACTGGCTATCTTGTTGGTGACGGCTTCCCAAGTAACGGATACGATTTTGGTCACGGAATACAATTCCCCGATACCGCAGGTCCAGACGATTTCTTCTTGCGTACAGACTTTTTACCCAATAGATTGTTCCGATTTGATGGAACACGTTGGGTTAAGATTGAAGATGCAGTACGCATGAACATGACTAACAATAATTCTAGACAGACTCTTAAAACTAGTTTCATTAATAATGAGTCACACATTTACAACGAAGCTGTTGCAATTGATTGGGTTAAACTTGTTGAAGGTGTACACCTCTTTAATACTAATATTGACTTTACCTTTGCAACTGCCAAGTACCTGGTGATAAAATTAGAAACTACTGAGATTGCGTTTACAATCGCAGACTATCCAGGCATGCTGACCAATGTCAGCAGTAAAGCCTACATAACAATGCCTGTGATCAATACCGAACAACAAATAATTCCATACACTGGAACTTGGAAGGTAAGTTTATGTAACAACAGAGAAGCTCAGAGACAGAGCTTGACAACAGCTCTTAGACCAAAGGCGGATCTATAATGCAACACTTTTATGACGGTCAGATAAGACGTTACTTAACGCAGACAATTCGTGTGTTAAGTAACTTTGTAGTAAAATACGGTGACGGAACTCTACACCAAGTGCCGGTTATGTACGGTGATGCAGATCGACAAGTGGCAAGCATAATTAGACAAAATAGTGAAAATAAAGTTAATTCAGTACCCCGTATGAGCATTTATATTAGTGGACTTGATATCGATGCTAACCGATTAGGTGATAGTAGCTTTGTTGGCAAAGTTCACGTTCGTGAACGAGAAATCAATAATGCAGATCCTGCAAATCCAGTATACACTACCGGCCAAGGACGTAACTATACAGTTGAACGATTAATGCCAACTCCATTTAAGCTGACAATGAAGTGCGATATTTGGACTGCAAACACTGATCAAAAGTTACAATTACTTGAACAGATGTTGGTGCTGTTTAATCCTAGTTTAGAATTGCAAACTAGTGACAACTATATTGACTGGACTAGTTTAACTATTTTAAACCTAACACAGGTATCATGGTCCAGCAGAGCAGTCCCAGTTGGTACAGACACCCCCATTGATATTGCTACTCTAACTTTAGAAACTCCTATATGGATCAGCCCTCCAGTTAAGGTCAAACACCTTGGTGTTATTACAAAAATTATCACTAGCATCTATAGTGGCTCACAAACTGACAGCAATGAATATATCGAAGGACTTGGACAACCACTAGTTGGGCCTGAGACTAGCTTGTCAACATTACTAGCTAGAGAAGTTGTGACAATTACTGACTACAATATCCAAGTTTACAATAATCAAGCAATACTATTGCATCATGCTGAGAGCTCATTACCAAGAGAGCCTAGTTTAGATATTCCAGTACGCCAAGGTACACCGATTGAGTGGCAAGAAGTATTTAATCGCTATCCTGGAAAGTATATTGCTGGCTCTAGCACACTATTCATCACACAGCCTAATGGCGCCGATGTTGTTGGAACTGTGGCAATTAGTTCATTAGATCCTACAATATTATCAGTTGTATGGGACAATGATACATATCCGTCGGATACACTGATTGACTCTGATGGCTTTATGTTTGGAGATGCAGGGTTTGATCAATCTACAGCAAGGGGTACATTTGATGCTATTATAGATCCTACAAAAGTCTATCCAGGACACGGAATGATTAATCCGGTGGCAGGTGATAGGTTCCTCATTGTTGAAGATATTGTACAAAGCACACCGGCATGGGGCCTCTTTGTAGCACACGGAAACGATATTATTGAATATGATGGTGCCGCGTGGCATGTTATATTCAGCGCCGCTCAAGAAACTGATACCTTACTATGGCAAACTAATATATACAAGAGCCAAACAAACTTTAGAATACAATTTGTATGGAATGGCGTACAATGGGCTAAATCGTTTGAAGGCGAATATAAGGTAGGATCATGGAGACTGGAATTGTAAAAGATCGTATAGTTTGTAGCGGAGCATTGTTCTACGCTAAATCTACACGACGATTCCTGTTATTACAAAAAGCTCACGGTAAACACTCTGGTACTTGGGGACTAGTTGGAGGTACTAACCTTCAAGATGAAAACCCATGGCAGGGTTTACAACGTGAAGTTACTGAAGAAATTGGTGCAATGCCAAAAGTATTAAAAACAATTCCAATTGAAACATTTGTTTCTAACGACAAAGTTTTTAACTTCCACACTTACTTATGTGTTATTCAAAACGAATTTGTTCCTGAACTAAGCGATGAACATTGCGGTTGGTCATGGGTTAACATTGACCATGCGCCTAAGCCGTTACATCAAGGTCTACGGAATAGTTTTAGTAATAAAACCATCCGCACAAAACTTCAAACAGTTTTTGACCTTGTTGACCTGATATAAATTAAGCCTGCGCTTCACCCCAACGTACAACAATGTTAGTAGGAATACTACCAGCACCTGACGCACGATAAACGTTAATGGCTAATACGTCTGGGCCGTTTGGATAAGTTCCTCTGCCACCTAGGGTAGTATTAGTCAATTCTTTCAATTCACCCAAGTCCAATGTTTGTGCGCCGCCCGGAGCCGCAATGAACGAGAATACAGTTTCACCAGGTTGTGCATAAGCAGGTAAACCAAATTGGAATGTAATTGTACTTGCAGCCGCAATAGAAGTTACTGAGCTTTGTGTAAAGTTAACACGATAGTATGCAGTTCCACCAAACGAGCTTAGAGCACCGATACTAGCAATCTTTGTACCTGACGAAAATTTAGTCGGGTCAACAATTTCAGTTCCGGTTGTAGCACCGTATCCCGATGTTAGTGATTCCCATGATGCTTGTGTGAAATATAAGAATGACGTGTTTGTTGCAATAACTGCAGGCGTAAATGCTACGCTAGCATTAGCAACAATTGCACTGGATGCCGATCTGCTTAGTCCTATGACGTAATATGCTGTGAAACTAAATGTCACCGATGTCCCTGCAGGTTGCGCCGCAAGCAATCCACTATTAAATGTTATCGTGAAGTAAGCAGTACCTGCAAATGTTCTTACCGCACTGATTGCTGAAATTGTTGTTCCGCCTACGAATTTTGCAGTGTCATTAACAGTGTTACCCACTACTCGAGTACCAATTGGTAGTGCATTCCAACTTGCTTGTGTAATGTTTAAAGTTGTTGCACCTAATCCTGCGGAGCCGCTAAGAAAGAATGACACCGTATTAAGTGCATTATTGTTTACCACAAAGCCGTTTGAGCCACCGTTAAGGTTAAGAGAACCTGACACGTTAAACTGTACATATGATGTGGTACATGCTGTTACAGCCCAAGTACCGTTGACTTGTGGAACGTTCGAATTACCTGATATAGTAATACTATCGTTAATTTGATAAGGAGCATAAGTTTGTCCCACGTTAAAATATGCAGTAACCTGAATGCTGTTAAATGCTTGAAGATAGTAAGTTTGTAAATTAGTTGTTACTGGATTATGTGGAACTAACGAGTTAGTACTTGTTGTAATGGTATAATAGTTCTGTCCTGCTGCCAGCGCAGGGCCAGCAACAACTGAAACTACTGTTCCTGGTGCAAAGTCTGAGCTAAGAATTGCAGTGCCAACTGCGCCTTGTAACGCATTCCATGAAGCCTGTGTGAAAAATAATTGATTAGATCCAGCAGGTGTCTTAAAGTTTGCACTAGGTGGAATAGTTGCAGTACCTGTAATAACGCCCAGTGTTGTTGCAATTGGATTAGGGTTAGCAGTTACTGAGGAAACAGTAGTACCACTTGGGTATTTTGTTTCGCTTGCCGCAACAGAGAATCCAACTGCCGCTCCCAATGTGTCCCAACTTGCTTTGGTTACATACAACACAGCTGAGCCAATTGCTGATTGAAATAGTGCGCTGTTCGGAACTGACGCAGTACCTGTTAAGGCCGCAGTGGTAGTTGCTGTTGAAGTTGTAACAGTTGCACCGCCTGCCCATGATACAGAACCACCTGGCGCTACTTGTGCAAACGATGGTTGGCCGCCAGCCGAACTACCTGCTAGTCCCGACCAAGAAATTGCGGCTGGGTCAATTGGATAGTTTTGAGGATTCAATACTCCTTCAACCACTAGACCACCTGTGCCCGAGTCAGATGTTACAGCAATGGATTTTAACAATAATTGCGCACGGTTAATAAGTTCTCGTTCGCCTAGGTCTCCAATAATAGCATTAGATACACTTGGTGCCAGGCGAATTAAGAACGCAGTTTGTTTTGTAGTAGACGCTTGAATACCAGTAGATGCGTAGTTAAACAAATATCCACGATCTTCGTCAAAGCGTCCGTCTGTTAACATCGCAGAACCCCAGTGACTAATAATAGGACTAATTGTATTACTAATTAAAATTACGCCAGTGTTTACTTCATGGACCGTTGCTGACCCGGCCCTAAATGTACGTTGGGCACCTCCAACAAAGTTTACCATTGGAGCAGACCGTGTACATCCAGTTAGTGTATTATTAGTCTTTCCACTAAACGCAATTAATTCGTTATCAACGTATACAATGCCAGCTTCATCTGGAAATGCTGATGCGTCTTGTAACGGAATTGTTGTTTGAGTAGCAGTAATAGATTGACGTAGTTTTCCAATTGCGCCTTCATTAATAA